TATAGAGGCTGCATATACAGTCTCGAAGGATGAGACGAAGTGGGTTGCACGAAAACTCATGGCTCGATTCCGTAGGCATATAGAAAAGATTGCTCGTAAGGAGAAGGCAGCCAAACTTGGCTATCAGATGGGTGATGAGTTCTTCTACGACACAGCACTCATAGCCACGCTGTTGCCGGTAGCCCTGCAGTTCGAGACACAAGGTGCAGTACTGGTTAATCAGATAGATGACGGTACTCCACGCAAGCCACCGGTACCAAGCGAGGGTGGCAATGTGTTGGGCATGGTCATAGATGTACGAGCTGCATATGAATTGATTACTGATGATGAACAGTTACTACTGGAGCAGAGGTACGGTAAGGATCCGTTGATCCTGTCCGACATTGCAGTTGCATGGAATGTATCCGACTCGACCATTGATCGAAGGATTCAAGTAGCCCTTCGCAAGATCATTGACAATCTTGGAGGGCCAAGTCCGTGGGCTTAAAGATAACTCTCGAAAGATACGAGGTTGTACTTGCAGTTAATACGGCGATTGAACGATATGTATCTACGATGAAGAACCAACAGATGCGTGGCCTTGCTGATCTTGATCCATGGCAACGCATTTTGCTTGATGTAGATGGATGTGGTGCAGAGATAGCAGTAGCAAAGAACCTTGGTGTGTACTGGGGTGGAGCCTTCGGCCAAGGCGGCGTAGATATTGAGCCGAATATAGATGTTAAGTTTACTAAGCAACTGGAAACGACCAGAGATTTATTGTGTACCTGAAGATAAGTTAAGAAAATATAGAGGAAGCTATAACAACTAATGGCTACATACGAATACAGTTGTAGTAAGTGTGGCATCGCTGTCACCATTGAACGCAAGATGACTGAAGAGGAATCAGTTCCTCGTTGTGATTGTGGTAATCAGATGGCACGAGTGTGGTCTGCCAACGCTGTCATCTTTAACGGCCCGGGTTTCTACAAGACAGATAACAAATAACAATAGCCCCCAAGTCCGAAGACTCGAGGGCTATTGACCGAGTGGAGGATCAGATCCACTAAGATTATTCTAGCATGCCGCTGTCGGCATTACTTACCATATTCTTCCTTCAAGAACTTTCCACAATATGGCCATGGCTTAGAGCCACGATCAACATAGATGTGTAGTGCTACCCAGAATTGCTCCATCATGGATGCCGCTTTCGGCGGTACGGTCATCGATCCACCATGTGCTACCCATGTTCGAGGGTATTCAATTTGGAATAGCCCTTGGAACTGGCCACGCTTGCCGCTTACGGCATTCAGTCGACCCGAGGACTCACACTTGGCGAGCTTCTGCCACGCTAAAGGAAGATCCTCGAGAGTAGGATCATGAGATACCGGTACCTCGATCCTCTCGGTAATGGTGATCGGTTGAATGATCGCCGGTGTTAGATCCCCCGGGGCCAGCACTAGGCCGGCCCCGAGAGAGACTATTGCGATGATGATATTAGGTTTCATGTTATCCCCTTATAGCTATCGATAGGATCCACGCGATTATCGGGATCATGATAAGTAATGGTTGGCCTTCACTCATTCCTAATGGTAGCGTGAAGAATGTAAGAAAGAATAGTGCAGCGGTAGGCATTACTCACCCCCATATTTCATGATCGTGGCCATGGTTTGGTGTAAGTTGCAATCGCAATCTCCACCCCCCATATTCTCCATGAACTCAAAGTGAGAATAATTATCCTCATATATGGCGGTTAATAGCTCATCAATAGATCCCGGTTTCATAGATCTACCCCCTCATGATCACACTCGGGGATCTCTTGCCCGTTAGGGATCGGATCCGGGTACCTATATCCACACTCGCATGCATAGGTGAATGGATAGCAGCTAACGCATGTATAAGATCCGCATCCATAAGTCATGAGGCCACCCCGATCGGGTAGATAAGCTTGGATCCTATGGTGTTGATAGCCTTACCCTTGGCCCGTAAGGCCACGATAACCCCACTCGGATCTAATGCCCGGAGATCGTGGATATCTCCATCGATAACCCGGAGGCCATGCAAGGTATTAGGTACCGGAGATCCCTTAGCTACGGGTAGAACCATGGCGACATTACCTCCGGAAGATACTCGATCCTTAATCTGATCGATCGAATGGCCGGCGGCAGAAAAGGTCAATCGATACCCCGGCATAGGCTCGGGATCTCGATCCCATCGCTTGGTGTAATCGTAGATCACCCCACCCCCGGCGATAGCTCGATCGATAAGCCATGGCGATACCTTCTCCCATGCTAGATCGGAGGCTACATTTAATCGGAGGCCCCATCGATCCCATGATCGAGCGAATCGATCTACATCATGAGCTAATAGGATAGCGGCGGCCTCGGGTTGATCCATCAATAGCTTAACCCTTGCCGATCTTGCCCGGATCACACTATCGAATGATCCCCGGCCATGCGTTAATACACATAAGGCTTGGCAATGTTTAAAAAATTGACATGTAGTGGCCGGCCCCATCGTGGCCGGGGTAAGTGTAAGGCCGGCGATAGCGTTAAAGCCGGGTACATCGAGCCCCAATTTCTCGGTACTAGATGGACGGATAATATAGCTCGGTACCCCGAGCCCATATTCTTTAAAGCTATCGGCCGCGGCCGATCTTGCGAACGCGATATCAATCGCCGATATCTTGCCCGGATCCTTAAGCGGATCCCTCTCTCGTGTCTGAATTAATGATCCCATAATCTGATCCTCTCATGGGGGTAAATAGGTGAGCCGATCCCACCATGGCAAGGCCCGGAGGATCTAGACCCCGGGCCCCACCATCACACTATCGGCTAAGCGGCCTCACAATCTCGAGCTATATCCTTGCCACAATCTAGACAATAGGTAAGATAACAAATCGTTATATCGCTATCGTGTAAGCGTGAGCATGGGATCATGGCCTCGTGTAATTGTAGGCATTCCATTAGGCGGCCTCGCAATCGTGGCCATAACCTAGCTCATCGGGCGATAATTCTTTATCGCACTCGATGCAGATCGGGGTTACCTTGCCCGATAGATAATCGTTAAGCGGCATAAGCGGCATTTATTTATCCTCCAATACACGCTCGACGAATGAGCTATCGGTAACCTTGATCGGATCGCCGATAAGCTTAGACCAATCCCAATATCTAGGATCTCCATCGAAAGTATCGATCTCGATAGTTAATCTCCATCGATCCCGGATCCCGGGCCTCATTCTTGATCCTCGTTAACCCATGGCCATAGATGGTGAGACTCGACGATCGCATGAGCCGGGGCGGTTATCTGATCTCGCCACTTAACGCCACTCGGTAGCTCGATCCGGCGATCGTTATCTCCCTCGTTACATGCCTCGATCGCTCGAATGCATGGCGTTACCATCGTTACCGGTACCGGCGGATAATGGTTATGGCGTAGTTGAATGGTGATCGCGGTTTCTAATGCGATAGATGGATCGATCGCTAGATCGGTAGCTAGGTTAATTCCCATGTTACTTAACCCCCTTAAGTAGATCCTTAAGCTCGGCCTTAATCGCTCGAGCTTGATCCCCTCGCCATGTAGTGAGATTAGCTAAGGCGTACCGGACAACACTCTCGGCGGTATCGGCGAAATATTGATCGGTGATCTTATTGCATCGAGACATGGCCTCGACATAATCTCGAGCATAGATCGAGCTATTAGATCGATACCATGGTGAGCCCATGATCTCGCCGGCGATGGTAGCTAATGATCGGGGCCCGTTATCTGATACCCCTATGATCTCGAGTCTGCCGCTATCGAGTAATGATCGGGCGATATCTCCCACCCCGTTAGCCTCGGCGATAGTCTCGAATTGATCGCGTGTTATAGTCATGTCTGATCCTTATCGGTTAAGTATTGCGGCGGTTACGGTAACCACCCGGCAAGGCCCCGAGCTATCTCGAGGCCCCACCGGGCCGGCGGCCCTAATCCTTGCGGCCGGGTATATTCTCCCGGGTATCGATCCACCACTCGAGCCCCTTAAGGCGGCGAGCTAGATCCTCGTTAGGTATCTCGGCGGCCGGGTAATAGATCACCACCGAGAGGCGTAAGCTCGAGCCCTCGCCGCTCATAGTAGCGGCCCCATGCACTCGGCCATGGATCCGAAACAATACCCCGAGCCTACCCACCAGATCCGGCCCGATAGGTAGATGATCCCGGCGGCGGTAGCTATCCCGGCGAGTAGGTAGGCCCACCGGCGACGATATACCGGCGATCCTAGAATGCGGCGGATCGTAATCATGCGGCGGCCTCCCCATCGAATGCGGCGAGCTTATCCTCGAGTAATGCCTCGGCGATCTCTCGATGATCCACTCGATAGAGTGATCCGATATCGGCGGCCATGGCTTGCAATTCATGCGGCCATTCTCCCCCGAATTCTTCCCGGTAACCGTAACCGGTAAATAGCATCTCGAGCCATGGCTCAAGCGATCTAGCCGCCCGAGCTATCCCGGCGGATCGTCGATCTTTAACGGTTTCCCCGTCGATCGATCCGCGATCGAATGCGGCCGATAGTCTCTCGATAGTCTGATCGTTTAACCCTTGATCATTCTGAATATATAAAGCGGCGGCCCATGTTTCGCGGTTATTCCACCCGTTAAATTCTTCTTTATTCTCGCTCATAATCTGATCCCTTATCTATTAAGCGGCCGAGCTAGATCCCGGCTCATGGCTAACGATACGCGATCCCGGCAGAATTGCAAGGATCAAAATAAAAAATATTTGGATCCAAAATAACCGGATCGGATCCCCTTAGATCTTGCCGGATCCATGGCCTACCGGATCACCGGATCGGATCATCGATCTATCGATCCGGATCCCTTGCCTATCCTCCCGGCCTTGATCCCTTGCCCTAGCTCATGCCATGCCCCCGATCATGCCCCCGATATCTAGCCCGTATTACTAGGCGACTATTAATCGGCGGATCTTTTAAAGCTACCTAGTACCGGCCGGCATAGGGCCCGGCATGTCTGCCGCAAATCGGACATATAGGCATGCCGATAACATGCATTATGTAAAGCAAGTCCTGCGACACACCCCCCTTACAATGCACCCGGGTGCTATAAACCACGCTGGGGCCCCTATATATGTACCTGAATAAATTTTTTTGATAGGATTTAGATCCGCGACATGCACTCTGACCTGCACTTTTACCGTATAAGCTGTATGTGTCTCAGATCACAGGGCTGAGTACGGGATAAACACCCAATTTCCCGGCTTATCTATAGTAGGAGGATATATTCCGACAAGGAATATAGACGACTACTACCCGGCTCTTAGGGAGCCGGAGCGATCCTATGAGAGCGAAGGCGACCATAGGGCCTAGTATTTGCCCAGTAGTCTGTTCTAAATCGAACCCTCGAACCCAATGAGAAAATCTTTCGCTTTCACGCGGCGAAGCCGCGAGAGGAACACATGAGCAAAAGAGAAGAGACAGCCAAGATCAAGTCGAAGGTCATACGCCTTCTGACTGAGGGCTGTACGGTCGAAGATGCCATGATGCAGGTCGGTCGCAGCTACAAGCTGTTTGACTACTATCGCTCGACTGATAAAGAATTTAAGGAGACGGTAGATAAGGTAAGAGCTGCCCGGACTTCTAAGGGCAGAATACAGAGTGCGGATTCCCTCACGATGGGATTCAACGACTTCCGCAAGGAATACCTAGACTCTCAGACCTTCCCTCACCAGCAGAACATTATTGACCTACTCGAAGGTAATGAACCTTCTTGGATGCACCCGTCTATGACATTTGAACAGGGTCGCCCACAGTATGTCCTAGTCAATGTTCCCCCTGAGCATGCCAAGTCAATGACTACTTCGATTGACTACCCAACATTCCGTATCTGTATGGATCCAAACATCCGTATCATGATCGTATCCAAGTCTCAGCAAAAGGCCGTGGAGTTTATCTACGCCATTAAACAGCGACTAACCCACCCGGGCTGGCAGAAGCTTCAGCTCGCTTATGCGGCTGGTTCTGGCTTTAAGTCCAAGTCTGCTACTTGGCAAGCAACTACAGTTTATCTCGGTGACGAACTCCGTGACTCAGACCAGAAAGACCCTACTATCCAAGCGGTGGGTATCGGTGGTCAGGTTTACGGTGCCCGTGCCGACCTAATCATCCTCGATGACTGCGTAACTATGAGCAATGCTCACGAGTATGAGAAGCACATTCGTTGGATTCAACAGGAAGTCCTTACCCGTCTCGGGCCTACAGGCAAGCTTCTAGTCCTCGGTACCCGAGTTGACTCAATCGATTTATATCGTGAACTCCGTAACGGTGATCGCTACCCAACTGGGAAGTCACCATGGACATACCTTTCAATGCCAGCAGTCCTAGAGTTCGCAGAGGACAAGAAGGACTGGAAGACTCTCTGGCCTAAGTCAGACCGCCCTTGGCAGGGCAGCGATGAAGAGCCAGACGAGAACGGCTTGTATCCTCGCTGGGATGGTGAGAACCTTTCCATGCGTAGGTCTGCCCTCGATCCTAAAACTTGGTCGATGGTTTATCAGCAAGCTGACACAGACGAAGATTCCGTATTTTCTCAAGAGTGTGTTCGAGGTTCAATCGATCGCATGAGAATGATCGGGCCATTGATTCCGGGAAACCCGGGTCATCCCGAGACAGTAGAAGGTCTCACTATCGTTGCCGGACTTGATCCAGCAATCGTTGGTGATACGGCGGCCGTAGTAATGGCAATCGACCGTAGGCGTAAGAAAAGATATATCTTGGATGCGGCTACCATTACTAGACCATCGCCACAGCAGATCCGTGATCTCATCACAACAATGACAGAAAAATACAACCCGTCCGAATGGATCGTGGAGCGTAATGCATTTCAGGGCTACCTGACACAAGATGAGAATCTACGGCAATGGATGGCAAACCGAGGTGTGCTTCTTCGTGAACACACCACCACTCGTAATAAGTGGGATACCGGTTTCGGTGTAGCAGCTATGGCTGCTCTATTCGGAACTATGGAATCTAGCGGTAAGCACCATCGAGATAACCTGCTACATCTTCCATCAGATAGAACCGAAGGTATTCGGTTACTGATTGACCAGTTAATCACTTGGTCTCCGGAAACAAAGAACAAGACCGACTTAGTAATGGCTATGTGGTTCTGCGAGATCAGAGCCAGAGAGATATGCCAATTTGGTGAGTACGGTGGAAAGTTCGTAAAGAACGAATTCTTAACACGAGCAGATGCTGCAAAGAGGCAAGTCGTCAATCTTGACGAGTGGGCCGCAGATCGCCGTATCTCATAAGGAGTAACATGCTTTCAGTACTAGAAATCACGGCAAAGGTAGAGAGACTCAAGACCTCTCATGTTGACCGTGACCGCAAGATGGCAGATGTACTTGCCGTCCGCCAAGGTCGCTTGGAAGATGTCTTCTTTGGTCAATTCTCAGATGAGTATCCTAAGCCACTCATCGCTAACATGATTGATATTGCAGCACGAGATCTTTCAGAGGTTACTGCACCACTTCCTGCTATCAACTGCTCTTCTAGCAACATGACGAAGGACTCAGACCGCCGTAAGGCAGAGCTTCGTACCCGTATTGCTAACCACTACATGGCTATTTCAGACATGCAGTTGCAGATGTATCAGGCAGCAGATCACTATTACACCTATGGCTTTGCGATTGCCATAGTTGAATACGACTTCGAGACTAATAACCCTCGTACACGCATCCTTTCACCATTCGGTTGCTACTACGAAAAAGATCGCTTTGGATCCCTTATTTCGGTATCTTCAGTCTCTGGTATTGATACAGATACCCTAAAGGCTCAGTATCCAGAGTATGCAGCACAGATTGATCGTAAGTATCGTAACCAAAAGGCTACTGTTTCAGTAGTTCGTTACCACGATAAGAACCAAGATACGATCTATATCCCAGAATTAGATAACGCAGTACTATCAAATACCCCTAACTTAGTGGGTAAGATCCTTGCTGAAGTGGCTGAACGCCCTACAGTCGATGGAATGGTACGAGGACAGTTCGATGATGTCATCCCAGTACAGATGGCTAAGGCACGATTTGCACTCCTACAGCTAGAAGCTGCTAAGAAGTCAGTCAATGCACCTATCGCTATCCCACCAGATGTCCAAGAATTCACACTTGGGCCAGATGCTTTGCTTCGATCTAACACTCCAGAAAGAATTCGCCGAGTTCCTATCGAACTTCCGGGTGGAGTCTTTGCGGAATCACAGTCGCTTGAGCGAGAACTCCGTATGGGATCTCGTTATCCGGAAGGTCGTACTGGTCAGATCGATGCATCTATTGTCACCGGTCGTGGTGTTCAAGCCCTTATGGGTGGATTCGATTCACAGATTAAGGCAGCACAGTCAGTATTTGCTCGATTCTTTATTAACCTTATCGGTATCTCATTCTGCATGGATGAGAAAGTATTTGGCAATATCAAGAAGAAGATTCGTGGATCCGATGATGGTACTCCGTATGAACTTTCATACACACCATCTACAGCAATCAACGGTGATTACACCGTAGATGTTCAGTACGGACTCATGGCAGGACTAGATCCAAACCGTGCAGCAATCTTTGGGTTGCAGCTTCGTGGAGATAAGTTGATTAGCCGTGACTTCCTACGCCGTAATCTTCCATTCAACATCAATGTCACACAAGAAGAGCAGAAGGTAGATACAGAAGAGTTGCGAGATGCTCTTCGTGTTGCCATCTCACAGTTTGCTACAACGATCCCGATGATCGCATCACAAGGTGGAGACCCATCAGATGCAGTTGCTAAGTTAGCAATGATCCTCGAAGGTCGTCAAAAAGGTGAATCATTGGAGAGTGTTATCGCTAAAGCGTTCACGCCTCCGGTACAACCTGCAGCGACTGAGATGGCCCCCGGTGCTTCGCAATCCCCTTCTGGGATTCCGGGAGCGGCCCCGGCTGCAGGTTCTATTTCCCCACAGGGCCAACCCGGTGGTGGACAGCCAGCAATGGCACAACTAATGGCAGCTCTTGGTGGAGCCGCTTAACCAATAAGGAGAACAATATGTTCGGAGTAAAAAAGGGTGCTGTAGCTAAGGCTCCAGTTCTTGGCCCAATCATGGGAAAGATGTCAGCATCAGGTAAGTCAGCAATGCAGAAGATCGGCGTTGTAGGAAAGCCAGCATCAGCTGGTGGCAAGAAGGCTAAGTAATTAGAGAGGACGGGCTATGTGTAAAGATTGCTTTGATGAAGCAGAAGATCGTTTTGCACTAGCCCGTCCTGCTAAAAAGATTGATTACATCTATGCAGTTACTGCGTTGATGTTTAATATAAGTTATTCAGTAGCAGATTTCTTTGATGGCGTAGCAAGAATTATTCATTCACATCGAGTAAACGAAGCGAAAAAAGTTTACTTGCATGATGAACTAATGAAAGATATTGAGAAGATGGAGAAGCACAATGGCTGATGGCATTAAGGTCTCAGGGCCCGGCGTTTACTCCACCCCTGATGGATACACAGGTCGTCAGGGAGCAATGTATGTTCCTGCAGATTCATATGGAGCAGGTAAAGAAATGTATGAAAATTCAACAGCTGTTCCTATTGCAGCATCAGAGGGAACACCAGTATCCATGGGCAACATGGGTGGTGGTACAACAGCACCTCGTACTAACTTTGAGGATCCAAACCCAAACCGCGAAACAGAAATCACCGAAGGTGCTGACTGGGGCGGCGGTCGTGATTCATCAATTCTCCCAATGCCACCACAGGCTCAGGACGAAACAGCAAAGCTAATCATGGCTCTTGCCTCTCGATTCCCTGATGCCGATACTACCCGTCTTGCACAAAGACTTAAAGCAGAGGGTCGTGCTTAGTGGCAGAGAATCCATTCGCAGTTCCGACAGCCGGAACACCAGAGTACGATGCTTGGCGTAAAGCCCAAGAAGCAAAGTATCTAAACCCACAATTTGCTAAGCAAGTATCTACACTTGCTAAGACATATCCAACTGCAGGTGCCGGTACAGTTTTAGCGTTGGCTAAGGCTGGTGCTACACCTTACGGTGCTACTGCTAATGCAGCAGCTACATTGGATGCACAGTCTTACTTAGATACACAACGCAATGCTGCTATTCAAGCAGCGGCTAAGATCAAGGAGCAAGGTAAAACCACTAAGGGTTCACCTGCTGACTTCCTTGCACCTCTTACTCGTACTGCGTTCATGGCACTTACAACTCCATTCGAGTTGCTTGAGTCGTCATTCCGTCAAATTGCCGCTGGTCGTGTTCCAACTCTATTCAATACATTTGACGAGACACAATCAGGTCAGGCATTAAAGTCACTTGTAACTACAGGTAAGTTCGATGTAGGTACAGGATTCCTCGGAGTAGATCGTAACTCTGCAGTAG